TGCGTCGGCTCGGCGGTAAGCGTGCCGGACTTGGCGAGCTCGCGGTGGTAACCGCCCGCGAACCCGTTCAGGGTCCAGCGGGCGGCTTGGGCAACCTGTAACGCGGGGCGTCCGTGCGCCAGGCGCCCTAAATGGGCGTTGAGGACGTTACGCCCTACCGTGATGTCGCCGCCGCGGGTATGCTCGGCCTGCAGCGCGCGCAGTGCAGCGCGAAGCCCAACCGCGGAGAAGGACGCGTAATGGCCTGGTGGGATGACGAAGCGCGGGGGCCGATCAGCGGGAAGACCGAGCGTGAGCTCCTGGATCATATCGCCGAGGTAGAGCGCGGGCTCACCCTCACGCACACGATCCGCAAGAACGTGCAACTGGCCATCGAGGACTTGTACGAGAACGCAAGCCGTGCAACGGCCGTCGCTGTGGACGGCGAGGAAGAGAGGGCGGCGGGGATTTGTGGCGAGCGCGATGGCCACGTGTGCCGCATTGAAGTTGTCGTAGACCGGCTGACCCCCGCGGAGTGCGAGCGCATAAGCGAGAGCATTGGGGATGTCGATCCTCCCGCTCGGGAAATTAAGAAACTGCTCACGCGCCTGCTTACACTCTTTAGCGAAAACCACTTCGCCCGCTTTAAAATACGGTTGCAGACCACTGATGAAAGCAATCTTGCCCTCTGGAGCTCTGAGCGCTCGTATGGGGATTGAGTATCCTCTCTTCAGCTGCTCGTGTCGCAGAGGTTGCAGGATGAACTCTTCCAACCCATCGCGCTCGATCCCAATCGTTACTGGGGAATAGGTGCTGTCGATCTCGAAGATTTGCTTGACGATCTCGTCCGGCATCCAGAACCCAGCGAAGGCGTCCCAGACAATGAGGCGGTTGCCCAACCACGACCAGATAGCGACCCCGGTAGACGCGGAGGTGGATCTCACCGAACGCGCAGGATCCACACAGGCGTAGACAGCGTGCCAGGTTCTTACAAGGCTCGCGTCCACACGGATCAAACCTTCCGAGAAAGGCTTGGTGGCCGGATCCTCCGACTGGCACATGAACTCCTGCGCAAAGCTGTTCGCCATCCCGAGCCGCTGGTAGTCTGCACGCTTCTTCTCGATGTCCGCAAGTGGAAAGCGCTCAGGCCAGATCGCCCGTTCGGCACCGGCGTCATCCTTGTACAGTATCGGATAAACACGGCAGATCCACGCGGGGTCTTGCGCCAGCTGGCAGATGACTGAGCGCGGATGCAGTGGCGTGCCGTTGATCCGTACAAGTGCGTCAGGTTCAAGCGCCGGAAGGACGGTGGCCATGAGCCACACTTTGGTCTTCTCGATTGCCTCGGGACTGACGACGCTGTCCTCGTTCTCGATGTCATCTGCAAAAGCACGATCTGGACGGTAGTCCAGATGCTTGCTTCCGCGCAGGCTCTGACCACGTCCGAACGCTTGGATGATGACACCGTTGGTGAGAACAATCTTGCTCTCTGCCCAGGTCGTTCCAACTTGTCCGCCGAAAAGGTTCTGGATAATTGGGTTAGTCTCGAGCTCATGCTTGATCGCTCGCAAGCGCTCGACCGCTCTTTCGTAGGTTTCTCCCAAGATGATCCCGTTGTGGTACTGGCGAAACAATGCCTGGACGATGATCGCCTCCTCGGCGAGCGTGCTCTTCGCAGCGCCGCGGAAGGCCTGGATCAGGACTTTCGGCGTCGAAGAGTGCCAGAGCGCGACGATCTCGAGGTGGAAGGCCGGGGTCGAAGCAGGATGACGCGCTTTAAAGAGGATCTGATGAGCGAGCCAGGGCTCGGCCATCAAGCGCAAGATGTAGGCCTCTTTGTCGCCGAGAGAAGCTTTCTCGCTTTCGTTCATCGAGACGCTTTATATCATTCCCTCTCGAACGGCGCTCCGCGCAAATTTTGATGGAACCATCTTCCAGGGGAGGATGCGGTTGCCAGACCTTCTACCATCCACGGCGGGATGCGGTAGTAGCGATAAATGCGCCCGCCGTGGAAATTGATCCAGAGATCTTGCGTGCTGGGGTCGTACTTGAACGCGTCGATGTTCGACGAGGTGACGTAGTGCCACTGGTCGTCGGCCCACCAGACCCATCCTTGGGTTTTCTCTTCAGCCATGCTTCACGCAAGAGCCTACGTGACGAAGCGGACGACATCGGCGGCGAACCATTGGTCACTCATTGATGCTGTTCCCGTTCATAACCCAGTGCAGTCATGCCACAATTTTCTGCGGCTTTAAGAATTGCACCGGAACCAGCAAAAGGGTCAAGGAACAGCCCGCCGGGAACAGCAAACGGTTTGACCATCCAAAGCGCGACCTCGGGTGGCAACGCGGCACGGTGACCGTTCCTGAGTGGTGCCGCTAGGATGTGATCGAGGTCTGAAGAATTACCAGGCACATCCACTGCTTTACCTTTCCTGAACGCAACGACGTTCACGCTCGCCCAACGCCACCCCACAGTCTCCACCTTGGTGCGCGCCGCGGGCTTGCACCAAGTCGCAACGCGCACCGGCTCTATTATGCCGCGCACCGCCTCGACCATATAGGCCGTCGAGCGCCAACTTGCTGCACACATAACCAGCAGCCAGCGTCCGGTCGCTAACCGCTGAGCGGTCTCACGCAGAACAACCGCAACAGTGGCAGAAAGCGCATGCGCGCCGGCCGTATTGCCAAACGCATATGGCGGGTCGGTCACAACAAGATCGAAAGTTACCGTTTCCGCCAAAATCAGATCGAGACTGTCTCCGTATTTCATCATTTCAGTATCCAGACCTGGAGTGCGCGCAGGCGGTGAAACCGCGCAGGCGGTGAAACCGCGCAGGCGGTGAAGAAGAACAGGAGGGCTTCGAGGATCACTGGATGAACCGGACGACGTCGGCGGCGAACCGGGCGCTCGTGTTCACTAGGGTCGGGGTGATGGCTTGGGTGATCATCTGCGGGGCCCTTTCGGAGTGCCTTGCAGCAGCCATTCTCCCTCACCAAGCTGCCCACCGTCCAGCAGGTATTGAGCGTGCGTCATCGGGATGCCGGGGCCCCAGCCATAATCCTGCTCTGCAGCTGCAGCTGCAACGGCTCGTGTGTCGGGATTAAATTCTCCTGCGCGTATTTTATATTTCCATTCCACCACTCCGCTCAAAATTAAATTCACGTAGCTGGAAATTGGCAAATTTAATTGATGCGCATGGTTAAACAGTGTTGCGAACAGCGTATCAGACACAGTTACCTGTATTCTATGTGGCTCGTCGTACCGTTTGCGTGGCATGATAACCTCTGTGATAGTGTTAGTGTACACGTAAGTGTACCTGCTATACTCAGTAAACGCAACAGGAAAATTCACGCGACTGGTACTCTAGTAGGTTATTATGGGCGTAAGGTACTATAGTGTAGTGATTTTCGGATTTCATAAGCGCATTTTGGGTGCGATCCCCCCGCGAAGGGGGGCGTCCGCCCCCCCGCCGCGGCTCTTGAGTTGCAACCAAAGGTTGCCTCGCTCGCGAGCGAGTATTTGTGCCGATGAAATCGGCACAACAAATATTTGTTGTTCTCTTTTGTTTGGTCAAGACCAAACAAATACGCGACAAGAACAATTACAACAGGGGGGAGGGGGACATGCAAGAAGTGCCCGTGAAACGGGCACTTCTTGCATGTCCCGAACATGATCAAACAAACACGCGCAAAGCGCGTGTTTGTTACACGTGTTACGATAGTACTTTGTTTGAAATAATAGCTTCTGGTTGTTTTTGAACAAAAACTTTTTAAGTCGTGCATTGAAAACAAACAAGAAAATGGCTTTCTACCCATACTACCTATACTAATAATATTATATATATATATATAGGGAAACGCCGGCCATGGCCGGCGATATTTCAAAATGCTTCCTATTTGGAATATCGAAATAGAATAGCGCAAAAAGGGATGTACCTCTTTTTCCCGTTATTAGTATACATAGTATGGGTAGAATGGCCAAAATCAATGACTTAGCTTTCTGCCGGCATAGTAGGCTAGCAATAAAATTGCTCAGTTAAACCCAAAAAAGCAATAAAATTTCATTATAAGTCTTTACAAGCGTCAAGTCTTAGCTTATGATGTGATTATCAAAACAGGGGTTGAATTCCGGCAATCATGCCGACCGAGGGAGAACGACAATGTCCAATCATCGTTTCGACAACGCCGCGGCAGTCTTTCAATTCGTGACTGGCGGTAATGCGCTTTTCACGATTGAGAGCGTACAGACTGGCACGCGATTTACCTACAGCGTCCGTTCCAGCGAAGACAACGAGCAAGCGAAGCAATCCGGCCGCGGGGTGTTTTTCGTTTCGCTGCTATCGGGCCCGAACAACGAAACCGATTTTGCCTATCTGGGGATTTTGCCGAAATCGGATCCTGCCACGTTTCGCCTCACCGCAAAATCCCGCGCCAGCGAAGACGCGCCTAGTGTGAAGGCCTTTCGTTGGTTCTGGCGTCAAGTCTGCGCCAGCAGGCTGCCCGCGTCGGTCGCATGCTGGCATGAAGGGCGTTGCGGCCGGTGCGGCCGGACGCTGACGGTTCC